TTGAAGCGCTGCTCTCCAGCCCCTGCCACGTCATCACCACGATGCGGGTCAAGCAGGAGTACGTGCTGGAAGAGAACGAGCGCGGCAAGAAGGTCCCCCGCAAGGTGGGCCTGCAGCCGGTGCAGCGTGACGGCATGGAATACGAGTTCACGTGCGTGATGGACGTGGACATCGACCACAAGGCCACCGCCACCAAGGATCGAACGACCCTGTTTGCCGACTGGCGGGACACGATCACCGAGGCCACCGGCCGCTTGCTGCAGGGCTGGCTGGATAGCGGCGCCGAGCCGTTCAACGTGGCCGATCAGGCGCGAGAGGCGTGCAAGGCCGCCGGCCTCACCAGCGAGGGACTGATTCAGTTCTGCCAGATGGTGAGCCAGGGCGAAACCAGCTCACTGGAACGGCTGCCCCGCCAGACCCTCGACCGCATCATCCAACAGGGCATCAGCGGCGAGACCGTCGCCAAGTGCAACGGCTTTCCCACCGAGCCCGACCCCGACCCAGCCGAAGACCCCGACGATCTGCCCGCCGCCTGGTCTGCGTGACCTGGTGGGCTGCATAACCGGAACCTAACCCCCAATGAACGAACTCCTTACTCAGCTCATCCAGTGCAACCAGTGGCGATTCATCGGCCGTCTCGGCGCCGATCCTGAGCTGCGCTGCTTCCAATCCGGCGCCAGCGTCTGCAACGCCCGCCTGCTGGTCAACAAGCCCGGCCAGAAACGGGACGACGGGCAAAAGCCCTACAGCTTCAAGCTCGAAATCTGGAACGACAAGGCCCAGCAGTTTGTCGATGCCGCCGGCAAAGGCGACCTGATCGACGTGGAGGGCCGCGTCAAGACCGAGACCTGGGACGACCGCACCACCGGCGAGAAGCGCCACGCCCTGGTACTGAGCGTCGAGGCCTGGGAGGTGCTGGCCAAGCCAAGCCAGAACCAGCAGGCCCAGCAGCAGGCGCCCGCCAAGCCTGCCGCGCCGGCGTGGAACTCCGCGCCGCTGGGCGGCGACATCGATGAGTCGGACGCTCCCTTCTGACCCATGCAGATCACCGACATCCGCCAGCAGCTCGACACCCTGCTAGCCCGAATTGAAACCGACCAACAGGCTCTTGCCGCCGAGAGCGCGGCCGTGGCCCGTGCCACCGAGGCCCTGCACGAATCCCCGGCGCTGCAGGCCGCCCTGGCCCAGGGCCAGGAGCTGATGCGCGGCCGGGTGCTGATGCTGATTGACCACCAGCTGGGGATGCTCCGCGAATCGCCCACGGCGGTGCTGCTGCGGGCGCTGCGGCAGCAGGTGCGGGAGGTGTCCCAGTGAGCGCCGAACTCTCACTGCTGCTCGGCTCCATCGTCGGCGGCACCGGCGCCCTGCTGTCGTATTGGGCCGGATGGCGGGCAAGGGGCGACGTGATGCGGATCAGGGGCGGCGTGCTTGGCCGGCCACCGCTGATCTTCAACGAAGGCCCCACCCAACGCGGCAACGGCAACGGCGGGCCCACCATGCCCAAGCCTCAGCCCGCTGGCGGTCGGCTGATAGGCCCCGGCGGCGTCCCCATCGGCTACCAGCCCCGTCCATCCCGCCCCGGCGCAAACCCTCCGCCTTCTGAACCATGACTACACCGATCATCATGTGGTGCCTCTCGTGGGGCGAAATCAAGCCCGTCCCCTGCACCAAGGTCACAGCCGGTTTCGTGTGGCCTGCTGAGCGCAACGGCCGCCGCGAATCCCGATCAGGCAGCTGGGCCAGTTACCACGAAACCTGGGCCGATGCGCATGCCGCGATGCTGTCCAAGGCTGAACTCGAACTGGACGCCGCCCGTAGCCGGCTCGAGCGCGCACAGGACGACCACGGCCGAATCAAGGGCATGAAACCACCGGCTGATGCGGAGGCCCAGCCATGAAAGAACGACCGATCCTGTTCAGCGGCCCGATGGTGCGGGCCATCCTCGACGGCAGCAAGACTCAGACGCGACGGACTTTCAAGGGCACCACCGAACACAAAGGCCCGTACAACCCGGCCTACATGGAGGCCCATCAACAGGCAAACGGATGGGGGAGCATCTGCCCCCACGGCACCCCCGGCGACCGGCTGTGGGTGCGAGAAACGTGGGCCGTTCAGCATGGCTTTGATGCCTGGACTCCTAGGCATATTCCAAGGGGAGCACGCATTTATTACTCCGCAACCGCCGATCTTAAAGGCCCTTGCGGTGTAGGAGGCCTTCGTTGCCGCCCGTCGATCTTCATGCCCCGCTGGGCCAGCCGCATCCTGCTGGAGATCACCGACGTTCGCGTGCAGCGGCTGCAGGAGATCAGCGAAGGGGATGCACGGGCGGAGGGTGTCAGCGACGGCGGCTGCCTGAGCTGCGGCAACCCTGAGCCCTGCGGCTGCGGCAACCCTCAACCAGACGCGAGGGACGGCTTCGCGTGGCTGTGGCAATCCATCAACGGCCCCGGCTCATGGCACGCCAACCCATGGGTCTGGGCGATCACCTTTCAGAGGCTGGAACCATGACCCTCTGCATCCTCGCCGGCATGGTCGAGATCATCGCCGTGCTGGTCATCGTCGGCACCGCCACCCTGGCCACGTCGCTGTGGTGGGCGCTGTGTGAGCGGTTGGTGGGGGAGGGGATTGATGCCTGACAACACCCTGCTAGGCCGCTGCACCGTGGCCTATGAAGAGGCCTTTAACGATGCACTGCAGGCCTGGCCCGACGCCTCAGCCCGCCGCCGTGGCGTGGCTGCCGTAATCGAGCATCTGGCCGCTGAGCTGCTGGTGATGCACCAGCGCAATGAGGGCCGGCTGTCGGCGCACGACGCAGCGCGGATGCTGCTGGAGGATCTGCGATGACCACCTACGCTGAGTTCCTAGACCGCAAGCTCCACACCGGCGCTGACCACGGCTTCGATCCAGTGTTCATGCCGCCGCAGCTGTTCGACTTCCAGCAAGCCCTAGTCGAGTGGGCTGTCCGCAAGGGCCGCGCCGCAATCTTTGCTGACTGTGGTCTGGGCAAAACCGCCATGCAGCTCACATGGGCTGAAAACGTGGCGCGTCACACCGGCCGCCCGGTGCTGATCCTGACCCCGCTGGCCGTCGCCGCGCAGACCATCCGCGAGGGTGAGAAGTTCGGCATTGAGGCTCACCGCTCCAGCGATGGCAGCGTGATGGGGCGGATCGTGATCACGAACTATGACAGGCTCCACCTGTTTGATCCTGCTGATTTCGGTGCGGTTGTCTGCGACGAATCCAGCATCCTCAAGTCGTTTGACGGGGCACGCCGTAACGAGATCACCGACTTCATGCGCAAGGTGCCCTACCGGCTGCTGGCCACCGCCACCGCCGCGCCCAATGACTTCATTGAGCTGGGCACCAGCTCCGAGGCCCTCGGCTACATGGGCCACATGGACATGCTGGCGCGGTTCTTCAAGAACGACCAGAACAACCTGACTAGCCGGCGGATGTACGGAGAGGCTCCTAAATGGCGCTTTAAGGGGCACGCTGAGCAGCCGTTCTGGAGATGGGTCACCAGCTGGGCCAGGGCCTGTCGCAAGCCCTCAGACCTTGGCTTTGACGATGGCCGCTTCATCCTGCCGCCACTGAATGAGATCGATCACCTGATCGAAACCAGCACGGTGCCGGAGGGGATGCTGTTTGCCATGCCTGCCACCGACCTACGGGAGCAGCGGGCAGAGAAGAAGCGCACCGTTCAGGAGCGCTGCGAACAGGTCGCGGCCATGGTCGCCACTACGGGCAAACCCGCTCTGGTGTGGTGCCACCTGAACGAGGAGGGGAACCTGTTGCAGCAGCTAGTCCCCGATTCAATTCAGGTCTCTGGATCTGATCGGGATGACGTGAAGGAGTCAAGGCTGGTGGACTTTGCGGAAGGTCGCGCCAGGGTGCTGATCACTAAGCCCAAGATCGGCGCATGGGGCCTTAACTTCCAGCACTGCAACCACATCACGTATTTCCCATCTCACAGCTTTGAGCAGTACTACCAGTCGGTCCGCCGATGCTGGCGGTTCGGCCAAAAGCATGCCGTCAAGGTTGACATCATCCTGACGGAAGGGGAGCGGCGAATCATGGAAAACCTCAGCCGCAAACGGCAACAGGCTGAGCAGATGTTTTCCAATCTGGTGACAGAGATGAACCACTCCATCGCCATCAGCAAGCCCACCTACAACACCACCACTATCACCCTGCCGCCATGGCTGTAATCACTGACCGTTACGCGATCTATCACGGCGACTGCATCGAAGTGATGCAGGGACTGCCGAGCGAGTCCGTTCACTTTTCGATCTATTCCCCACCGTTCGCCGGCCTGTACGTCTACAGCTCAAACGAGCGGGACATCAGCAACAACAACGACTATGATCAGTTCTTGCTTCACTACGGCTATGTGGTTTCACAACTGCATCGCCTGACACTGCCTGGCAGGTTGACCGCTGTTCACTGCTGCGACATTCCAACCGGCAACAGTGGACAGGATGCGCTGTTTGATCTGCCGGGCGCGATTGTGCGTTTGCATGAGCAGCACGGATGGCACTACGTGGCCCGCCACACCATCTGGAAAGAACCGCTATGGGTGCGCAATCGCACGATGGTGAAGAACCTGGCACATAAGACGATTGTGGATGATGCAGCTTTTGCTGGTGTTGCATCCGCTGATTATCTGTTGATCTTCCGCCGCAGCGGAGAGAACAAGATCCCCATCGCCAATCCGACCGGGCTTGACCATTACGCTGGAGAGTGTCCCATTCCGCAGGAGCTGCACCGCTATAAAGGCTGGAAAGGTAAGCAAACCGAAAACCGTTTCAGCCACTGGATCTGGCGTCGGTATGCCTCATCTATCTGGGATGACATCAACATGGGCCGGGTTCTGCCGTTCCGTGATGGCAAGGATCCTGACGATGAAAAGCACGTTCACCCGCTGCAACTGGATGTGATCGATCGTGCTATCTGCCTGCGGTCAAACCCCGGCGAGACAGTGTTAACTCCATTTATGGGTGTGGGCAGTGAGGTCTACGGGTCGGTGTCGCTAGGCCGCCGTGGTATCGGAATCGAGCTGAAGGAGTCTTACTTCAACCAAGCAATCAAGAACATGGAGATCGCCGTGGAGGACACCCGCGACCCTGACCAGGGCAGTCTGATCAACCTCGATGAGATGGAGACCGCCTAATGGAAACCCGCCGCCTAACCATCTGCCTCACCCTCCCTGAGGTTGAGGCCCTCCGCCGCCAGCTCCGGCCTGGCGAGGGGATGAACGATCTGCTGCGGCGGATCGTAAACGACCGGATCCACAACCCCACCCCCCGATGATCGCCTACACCACCCCCACCCTGCAGGCCATGGCCCGCATTGCCACCGCGCCTGTCACCAGCGATCAGGCCCGGCGCCCACCAACACCATCCACCCGGCTATCCCTGGCCGCCTGCCCCATGCCGGCGCGGTGCCCTGAGCCGTGCCAGACCTGCACCGCCGTCGCCCGCAGCGTCGCTGCTGAGCTGACGCAGATCCTTCGGGAGCGCCACGGCGGGTCCAGTTCAGTGGCGGACTGGCTGGATGGATTCACACACACTGTAGATGAACGATGAGCACTGATTACAGAGCGTTGTGTGCGGAGCTGGCTGATGCGCTCAATGGCCGCACATCGCTGTATGAAGGTCACGAATCTGAACTGGTTGCCCGCGCCCGCACCACCCTGGCCCAGTCCGAGCCGGAGAGGGAGGCGCTGTGAAATTACTGCCACCACTAGAGAGCACCAATGACTAAGCCCACCGATTGGCGTAAGACATGCGCCGAGCTAATTGAAGATGTCTGTTACTTGATTGACTGCGTTGATCATGACTGCTGCGATCCCGTCGCCCTGATGGAGTGCCGCGAGCATCTATCGCAGACCCGCACCGCCCTGTCCCAGCCCGAGCCGGAGGGGCTGACCACGGCCGAGCTGGACGCCCTGTGGCTGGCTACGTGGAGCGACGAAACGCAGCAGTACGACGTGGCTGCTTTCGCCCGCGCCGTCATCGCCGCCGATCGCGCCCGCACCACCCTGGCCCAGCCCGAGCCGGAGGTGCCGACAGTGATGCAGATTCTGGCTTTGTCCGATGAGATCGAAGCAGAGGAGCTGGGTACCATTGATCTTGTCCGCCGCGCCTTAGCCCGCTGGGCCCACCCCGCCATCGAGCCCGTGCCCATGACGGAGCGACCATGGAAGCGCGAGGGGTGGTGTGATGCGGAGGGGAGGTGTTGGTTCTTGATTAAAGGATCTTCTCTTCTCAAGCCATGTTGGGTGCTGGGTGAGCCAGGCGAAGGCATTTTGACTCACTCTTTTTC